AATTATTACCCATAAATATCTCCCCAATTTTTGCCAGATTCGTAATCGACTTTATTTGGGACAGCTAGTTTAACAGCTTTTTCCATAATCTCAACAATTTCTTTAGCTTGTTTATCTGATTCTACTGAAATGTCTAATTCGTCATGAATTTGAATATGGGGCACAATTCCTTCTTTGTATAAATCTAACATAGCTTGTTTTGTCATATCGGCAGCCGATCCTTGAATTAATTTATTTAATGCCTTGTAGGTGAAAGCTCTTTTTATTCTTGTTTGATCTTCTCTTTTTAAAGCTTTTCTAATTTCTTCTTCTTTTGCTTGAGGCCATTTCTCTCTATATTGTTTAATATATAATTCTTCTATTTCTGCTCTTGTTCCAGTTGTAGGAAGTTTTCCTCTTACATATTCATTAATTTGATATTTTTTAAAATTACATCTTCTTCCCCCTAGTGTTCTTATATATCCATTTTCTTCTGCATCTTCAGAGGTCTTGTCCATTAAACTTTTAACAAAAGGAACAGTTTCGTGATATTTTTCAAAAAGATTAACAGCTTCAGCTTTATTAACTCCTAATTCAGCTTGAAGTTTCGCTTTTCCCATTCCATAAAATAGCCCCAGATTTATTGTTTTAGCTTGGCTTCTTTCTATTTTTGCCATGTCCGCAACAATCTGGTGAAAATCTGCTTTACTATCTTCATTATTATATTCTTTAACAATTTTAGATATAGAGTCATCGTTAGAAAGAGTGCTTTTTGATGCGTAGTGTACAACTAATCTCGGTTCTTGCTGAGAATAGTCAAAACAACCCCATTGACATCCTTTTTCAGGTATAAATAAAGATCTTATTTTTGGACCCAAGTCTTTGTTTCTAGCCGGAATTTGCTGTAAATTTGGATTAGAGTATGAAAATCTCCCTGTAACAGTTCCACCACTGTCTGATCTTATTGGATTAATGTCCGCATGTATTCTACCTTTATGCTCGTATTTAATAATAGTATCTATAAAGGTAGTGTGTGCCTTGTTTATCTCTCTTGCTTTTGCTATATTTTTAACCATAGGATGTTGATGAGTAAAAAGGAAATTTTTTGTAAATGAAGGGGACTTTGTCTTTTCAGTGCGGTCATAAGACAGCTTTAGTTTGTCAAAAACTTTGGCAATCGATCTTGCTGCCCATATTTGACATTCTATTCCTGTCTCTTTGGTTACTTCTGATAACAATTGTTTTTCTTGTATACATAGTTCTTGTTTCAGTTTATGAGCGGATTCGATATCAACACAAACCCCTTTAAATTTCATGTCTATTAAGCAAGGAAAAAGCTCTGTCTCTAAATTAAAAACTTTTTTTAAATCTTCTTTTATTATTTTTTCTGATAAAACTTTATATAGCTCTAAAGTTAATTCTGCGTCTTTTTCAGCATAAGATCCCACATACATAGCTGGAAGTTTGTACATTTCAGCTTTAGGATCTATTCCTCTTTTTTCAGCTTCTTCGGTTAAAGCTTTTTCATCTTTTACTTTTCCAAGATAATCAAAAGAAACACTATTTAAAGAATAAAATAATCTGTTTTCATCTATTAAAGATGCCATAACCATTGTATCCATTATATGGCCTTTTACCTCAACACCATAAGCTCTTAGCCAACAAACATCATACATGGCATTATGAAAAACTTTAACTGAAGGTAGGGCACAGACTTCCTTAATCCATCCCATAACTCTTTTTTCATCAAAAAAGTTTCCTTGATCATGACCAAAAGGATAGTATCCTGACCATCCATCTACAGCCACTGCAACTCCTACAATAGCACCTTCATTAATTATAGAACCAGATCCCCGGGTTTTTAAGTTCGGATCTCTTGTTTCTAAGTCTATAGAAATAACTTTATGTTTTTGTAGATCAGGGAAGGATTCAGGACATACCCATTCTACAGATGCTTGCCACATTGATCCCATTATTTTTTACCTTGATAGTCTCTTTCAATGATCATTTCAATGTAGTGAATTGCTTTTTTCAAGTCTTCCTTTCCGTTTTTGTAAGAGTGCCTACAGATATATTTTATAGCATTCCCCTCTGCAAAAAGCAACTCATTGTCATTTATAAACTTACTTGGCTGCACCTTAAACCTACTGTAATGAGATCCTCCAATTTGTTTTTTATAGGCGCTCATATAAAAATCCAATAAGTTTTAATTCCAAAATAAAATGTCATCATTGATAATAGGACCAGTTCACTTGTGAGGGTGTGTGGACTCATACAATAGGTTCTCCTATTGTGTAATAATTAGTCGTCATATGTGGCATAATATATAATCTCTGCTTAGCTCGTGTTATTCCAACAAACATTAATCTATGTTGTCCATCTGGATTATCTTCAGCGCTTTTTAAGAAAAGTCTTTGTTCTTCGGTCCCATAATCTAAAAATAAGACTATGTTTTCACATTCTCTTCCTTTTGATCCATGTATAGTGGATAACTCAACTCTAGATTTCTTTATAAGATCATCTCCGCTTTTTAATAATTTTTTCATGTAGTTTTTAATATCTTCATTAATTTTAAATTGTTCCCAGCTCCCTGTTGCTAGAAGCCCGTGATCTTTTTTTAAATCATTTAAGCTTACATATTCTTTTCCCTCTAACGATTCTCCTCCAGAGAACCCATGAGCTACATGTCCGTCTTTATATCTAAGAAAGGTTTCATATAGATTTTTAGCATCTTCTTCTTTAACTACTTCACCTTTTTGTAAACAAGACCAAGTTATATAGGCCTGTAAAACATTTTTATTTAAAATCTTATTTCCTTTACGATCAAATCTAATTCCAATTCTAACAAAGTGTTGCTCTATTTCATCTAATAGCTTGTTAGTCATAGCTAATATCATCCATTTTTCTTTGGTAAAATCTATGTCTTCTAAATAATGAGTCTTGTCAAAAATTTCTCCTTCCGCTTCTCTAGGTTCCCAAGATTTCTCAAGACGAACTCCTATTTGTCGTAATACTTCTAATGCTTTTGAGTGAATTTTTCTTGGAACTCGATGCGACTTAATTTGTTCATCTTTTTCTGCTTTCCATCCTTTAGGTAAGTTTTCTTTTTCTAGATTTATAAATATATTAGGTTCTGCACCTTGAAAAGTGTAGATAGTTTGATCATCATCTCCTGCTATGTATGATCTTTTACAATGCTTTTCTATGTAGAAAAACATATCAAATTGTGAAGGGCTCAGATCTTGAGCTTCATCTAAAAAAACTGCTTCAACATCTTTAATTTCACTACCTAGATTATTCATCATATCTTTCTTTATAAATAGATCGATCATATCTTGAAATTCTATCATCTTCTCATACTCTTTGAACTTCATTAAGTCATGATTTAATTGATGAGTAAAATCTATTTCTTCTTGTTCCAAAGATAGTTCTAAAGCTGCTCGTTCCAAGTCTATTTTTTTAGACCTGGCGTATTGTATTATACGCATGTGATTGTTCTCATATTTGGGATTACCCGCAGAATCTACAATTGTTTCAAAAGACATATTTTTATATTTCTCATGATTTGGATAATTTTTAAATTTATTCCATTTTCTTTTACCTTGAAGTAATTTTTTTTCAGTATCAATTTTAAGTTCTCTTGTACCTAATGAGTGCATAGTTGAAATATATAAAAGATCATGTTTTATATTCACGTCTTTAATTGCAGCGTTACTATAAGAAATAAAAATTATTTTTTTAGGATCTGTTTTTAAAACATTAATTTCATTTTCTAAATGATGCTTAACGAGTCTAAAGGTTTTTCCTGTTCCCGGAGGTCCTGGTATAACTGTTCTTATTCCCATGGTTCTTTTTCTTTTTCATTGATTCTAATACTAGGTCTATCAAGTTTTATTGTTTTCATAACCATAACTCGATTGTTTTTTCCAGATATTTTTTTAGTTTTTTCTTCTACCCCGAATAGTGTTTCCATGAGTCGAATAGTTTTACCTTTAGGATATGTTCGTTCAGCCCAAGATTTAGTTTTAAGTAGATATTTCCAAAATCTAGAAAATTTAAAATATGTGATTCCTTCTGGGTCCGTATATGCAATTCCCCTTAAAACATCTTCTATGTCTTTTCCTGGTATCTTATTTATATAATCGGCCAATATTTCCCTTAACTGAACATCGACTTTAGACGAAGCTGGAGCTGGAATAATTTCTATTTTAGAAAATAATTTTATTAATAATTTTCTCCATATGTGTTTTGGGACGGGCATCATTGGTTTACCAATTTGATTCATACAAGCTAGAGAAAATTTTTCAGGGTCGTGTAAGGTTGCGTCATCTACTTCAACACTTTCGCCTCCAATAGAAACAAAATAAATAGGAGGATCTGAATCATATTTTCTTATTTCAGACATTTCAGGGATAGGTGCATTATCTCCTACTCCAAATTCTCTGGTCATACATTTTTTTGCGTCACAAAAACTTACAATAGGTTCATTTTTACATTGATAATTATATTCTTTACTATCTAAAGATCCATTTAAAGTCTCTATTTCTGTCGCATCTAGAGGAGGTTTCATAAATTTTTTATTGTAGTCATACATAAAACTCTTCCATTCGTTTTTCTCCGGGTATCTTTTTTTAAGATAGACACCAACATTATACATACAATTATTTCTTTGACCGTTTGGAACTCCGTCACTTAGTAAAGTAACTAAACATGGAGGCATACCTTTAAAATCATCTTCTTTTTCTTTCTCGTTTTTTATTTCTATTTCACTAACTTCTTTTTGAGTTAGCGCCATTTTATCATACAGGGCAAAAAATTCTGGTAGTTTTAATCCTTCTCCTTTTTCATTAAACGCATATCGTATGCTTTTTTCATTGCCATGATAAGGAAGATTAAGAAAACTTCCTGTGTCTCCTCGATCTACTCTAATATAATCTTGTTTAGGGAATATTTCTGCGTTTGCGTAACCTATAACTGAAGCTATTAACTTTAATTTCGCTCTCATAATGATTGCAGGAATAGGTTCTTTAGTAAAAAGAAAACAATGTGCCCCACCTGATTTTGATCTAAATACAATTACAGGTATTTTTTTGTCTTTTAATTTTTGAATAATTTTTTTATGATCAAATCCATCATAGACATCAATATCAATACATCCCCATTTGCATTTATTATCTTTTCTTATAGGAACAATTCCTAGACCAGGATCTTCTCCCGCTAAATGCTTTTTCCATAAATTTTTAATTGGGGGTTTTAAAATAGTAAAAGATTCGGTTTTATTTTTACCACGATCATCGAATTGATTACTTTTTCGGGTTATTCCATAAGCACAATCTAACCCTTCAAATATTTCTATAAATTTCTCTAGCTCTTTCATCATAATTTTTGGTGGGCGGCCTCAGTCTCCCTCAGCCGCCCTGTTTTCCACCGGATGGAAACTTATGATGTTTTTCCGTTTGACTGATCAGCTCTACGGCAACTTTCGTAAAACGTTTTTGCCCTCTTGTAGAGATTTGCATCAGTTACTTCAGATATTTTTTGGATATTATATCCGTACCACTCATTTCCTTTTCCGCTGTTTTTTACAGAGGATAGTTTATAGATGTGGCTGAAAGGTGGCGGAGTATAAGGTCCGTCCTTACCATTCTTTGTGATACTCATCATCATTGAGTTCCATTTTCTGGAAATCTTTGCTTGTGATGAATACATAGATATAAGAGCCGTCTCAGCTGAATTGCCATCTGATATGATGACAAAATGTTGAGCAGTCTTTTGGATATAATGACCGTTTGGTAATCTATCCTTACCCATAGCATCTTTAGTTGTTTTAGAAATAATATCACTGTCGCCAGGATATATATTTTCTGGTCTACCCGAACCCGTACCGAAATCGGCCCATTCTTGATATTCCAGTTTATAGTGACAAGGAATAACATGTATTCCCTTCTCGCCGTCATACAGTTTTCTCGTCACCGTGTTAAAAAACATACCAGGGTCAGCGCCTTCAACATAATTCGCATGTTTTCTTTGCGCTTCTGCTGATCCGTTTTGTAGAAGTTTTAAGATTGGTAAAGCCAGACTTTCTGGATCTACGTTCTCAAAACCTTTCTTAGCGTCCGCTTCAAACAAAGCGTCTGATGGCAGACCGGCCTCTTGTTTTTTAGCTACTTGCTTCTCGTTTCTAGTGTCTTGCATCTAGTTTCTCCTTACTATTTTTGTTTGGTTACCTACAAACGTTTTGAAAAGATCCGCAGGCATATCTTGTCCAGACTCGATACGCTCGCGAACCACTGCTTTAAGTGTCTGAGAATGAACGCCTATTTTCTGGACGGGTTCATATCCCTGACCTTTTGCAAGGGTAGCATAAGCCATTGCCTTGTTATCTTCGCCACGACCAAAGGTAACAGTTACATCATTTTTAATGATGTCCCCTAAGCCGTTTTCTCGAAGCCAGTTAAACGCTGATTCCTGCTTATCCGCAGGTATACTAGCGCCATAAAATGGTTTAACTTCTATTGAAGCTCCATCTTTTAATTTTAGTTTAGTGACATTCATCTCTTGCATCATTTTCGGAATGTCAAAATTTGAAAGCTGTTTAGCTTTCTCTTTTAAGTTTTTTGTATGATCCTCAGAAGCTTTTATTTGATCTTCTAAGTTTCTTAGTTCAATTACCATATCAGATAATTCTTTAGTTTGATCTATCTGAGTAACTGAATCTACTCGATCTGTTTCAAAGTTTATATCACTCATCTCTTTCTCCTTATTGTTGGTAGTTTCTTTCTTTTTCCTAAATTATAGGCTTCTATTATAGGAACTCTGTATAATACTTTATTAAAAAAAGTATTAGGATTTAATCCTGTCATAAAACTTTCTCCTTGTAAGAAAAGTTTTTCTCCTTTTTTTATAGTGATTGTTTTTTCAGGATAAAAATGAACACTCATGTTGCCCATCATCTTATTTAATACAACCGAACCCATTGTGCCTTTATATTTTTTCTTTTTTTTAACTTTCATTATATACTATATAGGATATTATTCAAATCTTGTCAATACTTAATATTGTCCATTTTTTTTCCTTTAAAGAATTGAGCATATTTTAAATATTTTACTTGCTTCCATGCTTGTTCTAAATTTCTAAGTTTTTTATCTTTCTCATGAATTTTTTCTTCATTTTTTAATCTAGCTTGTTCTTTTCTTGGATCATAGTCTTCTGCTTGTATTCTTTTCATCATAGTTGTATAAACATATTCAGGATTTCTTCCTGCTAATTCGCACACAAGTTGAAAATCTTTATTTTTTGATTTAAACCAAGCTACTGCTTGACCTCTTAAAATGCTTTTTGGATACCCTTCATGTTGAACTTTGTTGTCAATGCTAATACAAGCATCTTCTGCAGCTCTAGCTAAAACAGCAGTCCATAATTTTTCTTCTTCTGATTTCGTTCTCCCATTACTTACTGACGCTTTAATCATCAATCTTTCCTTTTTCAAATAAATTTATTTCTAAGGGATAATATAATTTTTCTTGTCTGTCCCACTTTAACAAATTAAATTTACCTCCATTAATATCTGATACAATAGAACAGGCCAATCCAATTACAGCAGGATCTCCAGACAGTAATAAATAATCTTTAGAAGAATAATCTTTTAACAATCTTCTTAATTCAAAAATAACAGGACCAGGACTTAGTATGATTTGTGTGTTTTCTTTTAGTAAAACTTTAAGTTTTCCATATTTTAAAGCACCCATAATATTAAATTTTGGACGCCCGACACTGGTTCCAGGTAATTCTTGTATTACATAAACAACAGGTTCTTTGTTGCTTTTTATATCTTTATATTCGTTCATAACTTTCTTGACTTCTTATATAGGATTATATATACTCCGTCAACAGAAAGATACATGAACTATAAGTTTAAAACAAGACCTTATGCTCATCAGCTAAAGGCATTAGAAATGTCCTGGAATAAAGAAGTATATGCTTATTTCATGGAAATGGGAACAGGTAAATCTAAGGTTTTACTTGATAATATCTCTATGCTTTATGATAGAGGCAAAATTAATGGCGCCTTAATCATTGCTCCAAAGGGTGTTTATAAAAACTGGTATGATTCTGAAATACCTACTCACCTTGTTGATCACATAGAAAAAAACACTGTATTATGGCAAGCAAATATTACTGCTGCACAAGATAAAAAACTAAAATCTCTATTCAAACCTGGTATAGATCTTCATATCTTAGTTATGAATGTAGAGGCACTATCAACTAAAAAAGGCGTTGATTTTGCTCATAAATTTCTACTTTCCCATCAAACATTA